ACCGCGACCGGAGCCGTTGTAAATCTGCTCTGCGGCAGATACGGCAATCTTCACCCATGCGTTGATTTCTGCCTGCTGCTGGGCCGTGGTCTTGCTCTTGATGTACGGAATGACAATGACGGTAATGACTGCTGCGATCAGCGCAAATACCGCCTGAATGATGGTGGTAATGTTGTATTCCATGAATCGTGTTCCTCCTTAGTCATACAGGGCGTGAATGCCCTGCTTTGTCAAAAAATCCTTCTGCTTATGCTTGATGTTGGCTGCGTAGTTCAGAGCATCGTGCATATCGCCGTTGCAGTTCGCGTCTGGAATGCGCTGTACCGCCTTGGCGGTTGCTTCGCCGAGCGCGATTGCTGCGCCTGTACTCTGCACCATGAGCAGAAAGAAGTCTTTCTGCGCTTCATCCTGCTCTTCGGCGCGCTTATCACGCGCCGCAATTTTCC